GCGATCAGTCGAAGCTTTTGAGCCGGGGTGAAATTACCGATAGTCATCGCTTCCAACATCCGGGCGTTGTAAGCCCAGAACTGTGTAGGGATGGACAGCAAACCTTTCTGCCACCAAGCCTGAGACTCGCGTGACATGTTGAAAGAGTACTCTTCGGCCCGACCAGCCAGCTTAGCGGCGAACTCAGGGGAGCCCTTCTTCAGACCCGCTTGGGTGGTTTCGTCATAGGCAATGCGCCATGCGACGATACGGTTCCAACGTTCAGCCTCGAAGAAGAAGAAACGACCCGCTTCACGGAATCTTTTAATGCCGCTGTTGAAGCCGTCCAAGCCTGCAGCAGGACCATAGCTGTCCGTAAGACTGTGAGTGGCGCTCAGATCAAAGAAACCTGAACGAGTCGCCGACCGGACAAAGTCCTTGAAGTCATCACTTGATTTAAAGCCTCCGAGATCGTGGACACCGTTTTTAACAAGCTGCTCAAGGCGAGACTCGAAAGCTTCCCGAGACAGCACCTTGCCGCCCAGCATGAAGCGCATAGGGGCGATCATTGCCCACCCCTTCATCCCCATTTGGGGTGACATGGCGGTGGCAGCCACAGCAGTCGAAAGTTGCAAGGGGAGTTGGGCCACGTTAAATAGGCCAAGCTTCAAGTCGAAAGCAAACGAACGAAGAGCTGAGATAGGGTTCTTGTCCTGCCACCAGTCAACGCCAGAGACAGCACGTCGCACAGAAGGTACGACACCGTCAATCTTATCACCAGCAACCCACTCGCTCAGATGGCGAGTCCATTGCTCAGCACGAAGATCGTTCTCTGTCTTCCAACCCAAAGTCCGCTTGATGATCTGACGTTGAGCCAAAGCAGCATTGCGAGCCCTCGAAGTGGCATCGTTGCCACCCTTCTTGAGCGGGGCCTCCATGAAGAGACGCATGTCCGACAGACCTTCAGGCATATCCCTCACATCGAGGAGCTTACCAAAAGTCTTCATCCAACGCTCGACGGCCTGAATCTTATAGTCCCCAAACGAAGTCAGGGCCGAGATATTCATAAGGCTGCGGTTGATGGTCTCGAACGGGTCCAGCAGCGGGGCCCTCTCGCCGAGATAATCCGGCAGACGTTCACCCTTGCGGCCCGTGTACATACGACCTTGGACGCGCAGGAAGCCGTTGAATCCCGTGTCGTCAGGGTCAACAAAGTCTAGAGCTTGCCCGTCTTGCAGATACTCATCGGGCATTTCTCGGTCGAAGTACACATCAAACTTAGTGTTTTTCTGGAAGGCACCGGCAGGGTCATCCAGCATTCGGACAAACTCTTCCGCAGTCGGGAACCCGGCTTCGCCGCCGAAGATTTCGTCGATGACAGAAAGATCAGCCCCATCAAGGTGTGCCAAGCGAGCAGCCTCCATGCGGGACGCCCAATACTTAGCCTCGGCCCTAGTCTGGGCCGCGATGTATGTGTTGGGGTTCTCGAGGAACTCTTTACCTGTATCCATCTGACGACCGATGACGGTCTGTTTGACAAAGTATTTGCCACGGTACATACGGTGACCACCCGCGCGATATGAGATTTGCTCACGCTTCAGGTTGTCAACCACCATGTCCTTACCCTTGACGAGGAAGGTCTTGACAGTCGTACCATCAGCCATACGCAGAGGACGCTCGAGAGATACCAACTGATAGCCTTGACCCCGCATACGTTCCCATTGACGTTGGGTCAGGGCACCGTTATCAGCATAATGACGACCAGCAGACACATCAAAGATGCGAGTGCGGGGCATGTCCTTAAGCTCACGGTCGACAATAGCATTCTCTAGATCAACCCGGCCACGACCAGTATCAAACGAGACACTCTTGTAACCTTTGACCACGCGTTGTTTGTAGACATCATCGTTACGGAGAGCGTACTCCATGTCGTTGATGTCACGGGCAGCCTGATACGCAGCCACTTCACGAGGGCTGGGCGAACGCTTAAGGCGACGCTGGTACAGAAGTTCCAGTTGATCTTTGTTGAACCAAGCGCCATGCGTATCGCCCGCCTGAAGAACCTGACCCAAAGCCTCACGCTCATGGCCAGCCAACTGCCGGAACGTGTTCTCGAACGGCTCCACCAGAGTCTTCAGCATCTTGTTGCGCGCACCGCCAGCTACTTGGGCCGCATCAGCCAGCGCCGTGTCGCCCACGTTACGGGCGTTCAGAACAAAGCGCATGGGACTCGGGGTCAGCACGTTAAGGAGACGCGTGAAGAAGCCGGTCTCGGGCATGTCTTCGCTGACTCGGTAGAACCACTGGCCGGACTCGTCGACGATAGCCTTACCACTACCAGCAGTCTCGGCTGCAACTAGCTTAAGACCACCAGTCTTACCGTTGGTCGGGGAGATAAGCGAGACAATACCATACATATTGTCCTCGGCATCATACATACGATTAGCCGAAACACGAACGATCTCGACCTCTTTACCATCGTGAACAGCAAAGACCTTACCACCTTTAGTAAGTGTGTCTTGTGCCGACGTAGCAGCTTTAGCTCCGGCAGCCTTCATGTTGATCGAACCATCAGGCTCTAAGAAATCGGCACGCTCCATGAGTCGTAAGGTCGAAGCAGGGGTCGTTGCAGCTTCTTCAACACCCTCCCGGAAAGCACGCCCCGACATACCAATAGAACCGCCATAGCGATTGGCCTGAGCTTCAGTGGCAAAGCCGCCACCGTCTTTACGACCCAGAGTAAACTCTACGCGGTTGGTTGTGGAGCCGCCAGCCAACTCGACGTTGGTGACATTGACATCTTTAATCTCACGTCTAAACTGACGCTCGTAGCGGGTCTGAATCGTCTTCAGCGCAGCAGCGGCTTCAGCTTGGTCAAGACGCGTACGAGCCTCGAGAGCAGGCAGTTCAGCCAGCATAGCACGGCCACGTTCAGCAGCAGCAATAGCATCGTCCGCAATCGGGACACGGCTAATGGAGCCTTCCGGCGCAACCGCCGAGACTTGCATATTACGCGCCACTTGGTCAGCAGACATCCCGGAGCGAGCCGTAGCTGCCTCAGCACTGTCTTGAATAATGTCCAAGGCAGCCCGAGCAGTCAGTTCAGCGGCCTCACGACGGGCACCGGTGCGGACCATAGCTGTAGTCAGACTACCACCAAGTTTCGCAGCCTTGCCCCACGGGACGAACCCGGCGATATCAGCGGCGGCCCAAGCATTAGTCTCAAAGGCCCCTGGGGTCCGTTCAGCCAAGCCGCTCATCAGTTCGAGCATTTCGGTGTTGTTGGTGTATCCGAACATCGTGGCGTTCTCACGCAGATTGGTCAGGAATTCACCGCTAACAAACTTGGAGAACTCAGCCACGGGCATGTCCCACAGCGAGTCAGCTTCGTTGATGAAACGCTCACCAGCAAAGATGCTGTCGTACCAGTTGCGGACGGAGTCAGCCACATCTACGTTACCCGTGCGAGACGGGGAGTACATAGGAATAACGCTGAGAGCAAAGTCGGCCAGATCACGGAACCACGGTTGGTCCTGTTGGTTCTGCTGGGCCCGCGCAAGAGCCGACTCGAGCACCAGCTGTTTGGTCGTATAGTCACGAATGACATCGAGAGCATTGCCGGTCTCGAGGTTCTGAAGCATCAGACGCGCTTGAGTAATGTTACCACCAGCCGCTAGGTTCTGGACCCGCTCGACAGCCTGCTGTTCCATGGCATAGGCAGCGTCCTCTCTGGCGTCCAGTTGACTGAGATTGGTATAAGCGGCAACAGCGCCCTCAGTCAGCTCGGGGTCACCGTTAGGCAGATTGTCTTGAAGGACAGAGCTTAGAGCTTGGAGCCTATTGGCTTGACGCTCAGCACCGATTTGCTCACGGACAGAAGTCTCGCCCAGCTGCTCGATCTGAGACAGATAGGCATCGGTCTTAGCGTCCATAGAGGCAAAGATGCCGCCAGCTTCCTCTGAGGCCCCAAGGCTGGAGAGCGCGGCCAGTTGGGCGGTGCGCCTCGCATTCTCGGGGTTGACAACAGCAGGGGCTGCCGGTTGAGGGTCTGCGACTTCTGCAAACAGGTCAACCTGCGGCTCTTCAAAATAGTTCATTGTCTACCTTATCTTCCCGGCATGAATGTGTTAACTAAACCAGCAGCATTACCAGCAACTTGGAACCCGAGGTTAGCAACCGAGGCCCCGGTGTTGGCGCGAGACTGTGCGGCATTCGAACGTCCGAGGGCCTGAGAGGCTTGGTCGGAGAAGAAGCCATATTGGTCAAGGAAGCTGATGTTGTCAGCGGCCTGTGCAGCAATCGAACTCAGACCACCCTGTGAGCCGGAAGAGCCGGAAGCACCTTGATTGGCAGCAGTATTCTGGGCTTGTCCGTAGGCCATACGGGCTTCCCGCACGGCATCACGCTTAGAGCGCGCATTCTGGAGACTGGCCTGTTTAGATTGGAAAGCCGCCGCCTCACGTTGATACTTAGCAGCCTCTTTCCCACTCTTGACGCTGACGGCAGTTCCGACTGCAGCAGTGGCCAGTGCAGCACCAGCGACAATGGTACTAATAGCAGCCATATTACAAAGCCTTCAAATAGGAAACCTCAACGGGGGTGTACCCATTTTCAGTAAGGTTAGCCGTCAGACGGCCAGCATATGAGTTGTTGAGGGCCGACATCTGGACACCAGACGCGCTGTTATCCTTAGCCCAAGCCTCAAACAATTCGCGAAGTTCCGTGCCTCCACCCTCGGGGGCCCACCACGCCAGCTCAGTCGCCATCTTCAAATGTGGCGCAAAGAACAGCGGCGTGAGGGCCCCCGCGATAAAGCCGCGTTCATTCACAATGACGCATCCGCCAATGAGGAGATTTCGGAAGAGTACCCGGACAGATTCTTCGTCAAACTCTACGCCGCTGTAAGGGGAGATAGCAAAGAAAGCCTTGGCCATTTCGACCACATGGTCTTCATCGGAGGCTTCAGCAAACCTAGTCTTCAGTGTTTCCTTCGAAGGGGACGGCCCATCCGAGGAGATCAAAGTCTTTTCCAATTTCATCGCTTTCAAATCTAAATTGAATCGCCTTCCCCGAGCCTCGAACTTTGTTCTTCGAGACGACAATAGGGAATCCGGTATCAAAGGTTAGGTCATCATCAGAAAATTGGGGCAGACGGCGATGCCGATAAACCTGAATTTTGCTAGACCATTTATTAGAGTTAGAGGTATTCGCCCAATCCCACTTCACTTGGAAGTAGCAACTAGAGGGCTTATCTACAGTATAGTCGCCGCCATCGGCCACGTAGTTCTCTTCAGTGCGACGGAAATAACAGAACACATGGGGTGCCTGTTTCTTTCGCATGGCGTCTTCAAGAAGCTCGTACCCAGTTTCGACATAGCTGGTATAAGCTGTGCCGATGCCGTCATAGGTATACCAATCGGCAAACTCTGGGCTCTTGAAGTATCCGAAGGTGAACTTGTAGGTTGCACCCACAGGCACAGCACACAGGTACTTAATGAAGGAGCTTCGAATAGACTCTTGGTCAACAACCTCATTTAGGGTCGGGGTAATGAAGATGTCACTGATATAAGGGCCGACAGTAGAAACGGTCCACGGGTAGAAAGCACTCAACGTGAGATCGAACGTCAACACTCTGTCGTACATGTACTGGCTGGGGGTCTCACTGGCGCGAAACAACCATTGAATAGAGTTCGTCGCCGGATCATAGACACCCTTGGCATAACGCTTGGAAGCTTCTGGGATATCATGCGTGTAGAACGACTGGATGGTCTGTTCTGAGACGTTAGTACGCTCAAAGGCACCTTCAACGGGCCCGAACATACCAGACTTCTGCGACATCCCGATGATGCCCACGCGGGACCACCAGAAAATTTGACCCTCGGCCTCCACGATGGAGTCGGGGGAATCTGTGCCTATGGGGTTAACCTTAGAGACGCTGATGTCCGTAGCCGTGAAGCCAGCCTGCGTTCCACTAATGTACCAGATACCGTTAGTACCGAAGACAAGGATGCCGGAACCCGTGGGCACTAGCTTAACGGCCTTAGCCATTTCAGGGATAGGAATGACACCACCGTCAGAGGCAATAAGGTCACTAATGTCTTCAGCCGTCGGATCAGCCTCTTGGTAACAGAATCCGGCCTTCGCCTTGTCATCCAGTACTTGACTGAAGTAGACGGTTGAGTTACAAGCATACCACACACGACCCGCAAAGAACGAGACGGTCGGGGGGCGATCGGTAATAGCATCAACCGCTAGGTCTGGGATACCAGAAACCGCAGTGCGATCACTATAAAAGGCATCGACAATAAAGTGACCACGGGTAACACGGGTGGTACCGCTAAAGAATTTACCAAGTAGTTCAGCGTCGAAGTCCCCAGTAGTTGCATCACGCGCGACCCACCACTGTTTGTTATTGGCAGGATACTTTGCGAACTGGGTGAAGTAGGAGGTTATGACGGCTGTAGTTGGACCTTTGTAAACCCCAATACCGCCGAATGAATCGAAATACTGAACATCACCGCCGGACCCATCGTTACGCGGGTCAATCCAACCTTGGTTCATTAGGTTGTACTTATGTGCGCCAGTAAGGGTGGTCGGCTCTTCGTCGTTAGCTAGACTGTCGTTGACACCTTGGAAATCACGCATCTGGATGTAGATACGTTGTGTGGAGATCGTGTCAGTGTCGGGCTGATACTCCACTAGAAACGGTTCCAGACGCTCACCAACGACGAACAGATAACCTTTGCCACCCACCATCGACACCTCACCAAATTCAAAACCGGTAGTGTTCGGCGAGGCAAATAGATTAAGGTTGACGGAAAACGACTTCAGCCCACTGGAAAGCGGGCTTTGGCTCAGATCGTAGAAGTAAATCGACGTTCCGATTCGATGCACGAGGAAGTTTACTTCGGCATCGTTATTGACAGATTCCCAGCGATATGTCCGAGTGCTATACGCAGCCGGGCTGCTGTAGACACTGAGCGCATAGGTGTCTTCGAAATCCATACCGAGACGACGACTGCGATTACCCTTACGGAAGATCACACAGTTGTCCTCATCAATAGAGGCATTCTCAGGGTACGTAAGAGGACCAGCCTCGGTGATGAGGCCTTTAACGAACGTCCTGTAGAGGCGATTAGTCTTAGCTCTTGCCATGGAACTCCTTGCCGGGGTAGATGGCTTTGCCCCACCTGTCTTTAGATTTTAAGAAATTGATTAACCGGTCTTCGCACATGCGGAATGATGTAAAGGAGCCCCTAAGGTTTCTGGGAAGAGGTCCTCTTGGCCATCTGTGGATGTGAAAGGTAGGTCCAGATTGACTAATGCGGTATTCTTGTCGACCGCCAGACACGTACACGGCATCCTGCGACACGCATCGTAGTGCCTTGGGGTGGACCCCGGCTTGGAGCAGATCATCTCTTACGCCCATAATTGGGAAGCCTATCAATTGGTCGAACTGAGCCAGCCTTGAAGCGGCTGTTCATGTTGACGACCTTCTGGTTTCTTGCCCGACGTTCTTCTGTGCTGTTTGACACCTGCTTAAAGTTGACAAAACAAGCAGCCTTAGCTTCAGCCAGAAGTCGCGGGAACATGTCCAACGGAAGAAGAGGTACGAAGCTGTCGAGCATTTCAAACGGAAGCGAGCGTTGACCCCAGCATAGTGTTTTACTTTGCATCAGAGTCGAACCTTCGGTACTATCAAAAGCATCGAACACAAGCGTGTCATCGTCGAAACTGGTATAGAACAACGGGTCTCGATCATTATAGATATTCATATTGCCAACAGAGACGACTTCATCGCCGGAGCCCCGACCTGAAACGCTGTCAATGAAATCTAGAGGAGCCTTGTAGTCGATAGTGTTGTCGTTATATCGTACCCACTCAATGCGTTCAACATTACTTGGGACTTTCATATAATTCGGCAAGGCGGGGTCTGTACTAGCGTCCAACATTATGATACCGGAACGCCCCGGAATGTCGATACCTACGGTAATGTATTCGTATGTTTCTCGAATGACCTCTGCAACCTGAAGTGACTCGACAGTGTCACCGATCGAGTTAACCTCATCGGAGTCCATCGAACTTAGGATGTTCTGAGTCATTTCCAGCAGAGTTTTCTTAGACATCAAACACTCGTAAGATAAATAGAGACAGTATTAGTATCGACAGTGAAAGCGTTTGCATCAGTAACCGTACACTTGTATACAGCTGTCCGTTCAGCGCCTACAGCTGTGATATTTGAATAGAAGCGGGTACTGAAATTAGATGCACTCTGGGGGGAGACAAGAATTGAACCCGAGACGCGTACCCATTCATAAGTATACGGCGGCTGCCCGCCTTGCACCGTTACAGCACTTGGAAGACTAGTATAAACAGTTCCTGTTCCGACTTTATATCCGCTTAGGGCCCCCGGAAGTGCACTGGCCTTAAAGCCGCTACCACTAGTTACTAGGGCGGCAACAACACCACTCATTAGGAGACACCAGTACCGGAGATGTACCAACTATTCGTGTCAAGTTTCAAGATCGACGCAATACCATGTTGGGCGATATCGACATCTTGATCTGTAGCAGTACCAGAAATACGAAGAGCCACACCAGAGCCACGAACAACAGCAACAGAGCCAATGTTGGCTAAGACAATAACTGTGCCGGGCGGATAAGCGACACTTGAGTTGGGCGGAATAGTCCACGTATGCCCGGAGGCCGAAGTGTGCAGAACCGTTTTACCGGAATCAGCCAACACCAGCGTGTAGGTCGCATCTTGGGTGTTAATCGGAGCCCCCCGATAACCGATGCTATCAGGGTTGAGAGTCGTAGGTGTAGCAGTCAGTCGGTAATCGACCGTACCACTAAGCGTTGCCCCGGCAGACATGCTTACAAGCCCGCTGAACGTGTTCGACCCCGAGAAGGTGAGGTTACCGTTCAGAAGGCCGATCGTGGCTCCTGAGGTCCCTGTAGCCACTGTAGCGGCTGTACCAAGACCAAGGTTGGTTCTGGCCGTACTGGCACTAGCTAGGTCGCTGAGGTTGTTAGAAGCGAGCAGGTCCCCGAGGCCAGAGATTTGAGCAGGCGTCCGCCAGTTAAGCACGGTGCCATCGTTAGACATAATCTTACCGGAGTTGCCAGCAAGAGATGGGACCAGAGTTGCATCTACGGACAAAGCTGAGGCGATGTCTGAGAATCGGGCCACATCGGAGCCGTTGACGGGGGCTGCAACATTGATGATACGATAATCATTCATGTCCAGCGTAGTACCCATTTGATTGGGGCTGGTTCCGTCTCGGCTCAGGGTATTCTCTAGGGCAGTCTCGATGGCAGCTGCGTTAGCATTCAGAGTTTGAATCGCGCTGGCTTCGGACTGCAGACTGGCAATGTCGTCTAGGACTAGCTTGGCCATGTGACTACCTTAGTTAGAATGCCGATGATAAACGAAATAGCACCGGCAGCACCGAGTTGCAACATTCGCCAATCTTTAAGTTGCGCGACATCCTTACGAAGTGCCGCAATTTCGATATCTTGTGACGCCTCCTTTAGATCAAGTTTGGAATTAATTGCAGCAAGCTGCGCTTCAATATGTCCCAGCTTGTACATAATCCCCGGGCTACTCTCGTAGTGTGTGATTTCCTGTGCGATATCCATGGCAATAACAAAAAGGGGGCCACCTTCCAGCAGCCCCCTTGTGTTAAACCTTATTGATTACGAATCGCCCAGCGGGTCGATGTATTCAATCAGGATACGACCGGTACCGGCGGTAAACGTACCAGCAGCAGTCAGAGCGAGATAACCGTCAGCCGCACCGATAGAGGGCGTGTCAGCAGTGGCGGCAACGTAAGCACCGGCACCGTAGGTACGACCACCAATGGTGTTCAGGTTAGCCACGACACCTTCAGTCGCCGTAACCAGACCGTCAGCATCAATCTCAGCACCAGCAAGGGTGAAAGTACCGAGGGCGACCGACGTACCACCAGCGGCAGCCGTCTTGGCTACAACGGTGACACGAAGAACCGACGCGTAGGCCGGAAGAGCGCAATCACCCGTATTGAAGCCGTCAACTACGCCGTCGTTGTTCAGATCAGACGAGAAGCCTACACCATCAGCACCGAGCTTAGCTAGATCATAATCAATGACGATCTCTTTAACTAGACCGCCTTTGGAGGGGAGTGCGCGGGCACGGTTGACAAAGTTAGCCGGAGTCTTGTAGTAAGACGGGAACTTGACCGTGAGGCCATCCGGGTTTTGCCAAGCGCCCGAGGAAGCATTAGCCATATTCAAATATCCTTTCTATTAACCAACGACCGACGGATCAGAAAGGACCGTGACCAGGTTTTCACGACGATAGGTCTTCAGACCGTAGCGAGCAGTCGTAACGTACTCTTCACGCTGGAAGTCCTTGTTGAACTCACCGTCAACCTTCGGCATCTGACGCCATGCACCCATCCACGGGAGGATGTCCTGCGTAGCCGAGAAGAAGAGGTTGGCGACCGAAGCACCCGTCGAAGCCACCGAGTCAATGGTCTCAACAGCACCGGTTTGGTTGGTGCCCGAGAGAGCCAGTCGGTTGGACGTATAGACATCGAAGCCGTACACGTTCTTAACGAACTGCATACCTTGGCCGATGCCGCCTTCAACGATACCTTCCCAGCGAGGGTTGTTCGACACGTTAACCAGATTGGTCAGCGTATTGAGCAGATACTCAACCGAGGGGTCAACGATAGCGATCAGGTTTTGATCGGGCACGTTAGCCTTCTTCAGCGCGTGACGGGCACGGGCGAAGTCAGCCAGACCGATGTGTTGCTTCGAGTTGGTCGTAGTACCACCCACCCAACGGTGAGCAGCGCCGTTAATCGAGTTCAGGTTCGCGACAGTTTGACCATTAGCAGTACCCGGTTGACCTTGCTTGAGAATGTCAACTTCGACACGCTCTTGGATAGCGCGGGCCATCGAGGGGACAAACGAGGCTTCCAGCTTCGCGGCATAGAACGCGTCTTGACGGTCCTTCTGCGTGATGTAGGTAGCCGAGCTGATGTAGTCAGTGATCGAGAACTGGAACTCACCGGTGTCCATCGCGCTGTATTGGATCGCGGTGTCTTCGGTGTAGTCGTTAACGTCAAGAGTGCCGATCGACGGAATGGTGAACGTGCTGCCGTCAGGGAAGCCGCTCAGCCAGTCGACGTATTTCGTGGCCATCAGTTGATCTTCAAGAATTCGCTTGAGATCACCAGACCAGATTTCGGAGCGGATCAGGGCTTCCGAATTAGCGGTAGTCATACCAGCCATTAAATCTTATTCCTAAGTGTAAAAGGCCTCGCCTAGACGCTGTGCATCCTTGAAGCGAGCCTGTTGAATTTTAGGTTTATAGAAAGCGATATCACCGATTTCAAGCCGAAGCTTTTCATAATAGGCGTTAGTGCCTTCCTTTACACCCGGTGCGTGAGTTTGAAGCGCAGCTGGATTGACATCCCCACGGGGAGCCATTGCTTGCTTCGGCGCAGTTTCGAGCTTCATGAGTTCGTAGAAAGCGTTAGGGCTCTTAGAGGCCGTCTCTTGCATATAAGCAACAGAGACACCAAGTTCCGCAGCGCGATCTGCGACCAGTTTGTTGGCAGCATCAGGCGAACCGTAAAGTTCGACAAGACGTTCACCAACAGCTTTTGCATTCGCTTGTGAACGCTCAGTGGCGACACGTTGCTCTTGCGCTTTGAGGACACGCTCAACCAGTTCGTCCTCATTAAGAGGCTTAGCCGGTTCCGTCGACGCTGGTTTGGCTTCGCGGTTCGGGGCAGGGTTGGCGGCTTCGCGGGCCTCCCGCAATAGACGTTGGGCTTCGACTTCCACATCCTTGGCTTTAAGGGCGTCTCGCACACCGGCGAGTTCTTCTTGAAGCTGATTGATGAAGGCGTCTTTGTTAGCCAGACGTTCTTGGGTGACTTGGTCCGGGGTAGGGGTCGCTACGGGATCAGTCTCGGGGGCAATGAATCCATCGGTCATGGAAGTATGTTCTACCTTTTGTCAAGATTAGTTAGTTGGAGTATTTCGTTGTATGCACGCAAGTAACCGTTCTGGTCAGCTTGCTTGAAGGCCCAAGAAGGACAATTGTAGTCGGCTTCTTGAGTCTTTACCCCATTCTGAATAGTATTGTAGCATACTTCTCTTAGAATGTCAAGTAGTTTTTGAGAATTTACTACAATATTTTTAACTTCTTCTTGCTCAGCCTTGGGGCGGTGCTGGTACCATCGGGTTTGCATTGTCGGGCATTCCTTGTTCCATCACAATCTGCTGTGCAGACTGCTTAAGTTTTTCAGTTTCCAACATCTCAGAAATCCGGATGTTGTCTTGGACGAGATCGAAGCGTTCCAGTTCCAGAAGCTCCTCGACCAGCTTAGCCAAACCGATACCCGAGATGTGGGCATTGATGGCGGGGTCTTGACCCAGAGGCGACGAAGCCAGCTGAGTAAGGTTCTGCAGGATGTTGGCATTACGAGCAAAGCGACGAGCACCGATGGGACGGAGCTTACCTTTGGCAGCAATATCGTCTTTGGTGATCTTCATGAACTCGGCAGCACCGAACTGGTCATCCATAACCTTGATGAGGTCCGAGGGGCCCATGTTACGGCGAGCAGTCTCGAGCATGGAGTTCAGGGCGGGCTCAAGGAAGGACTCCTCGAAATACGCGCTCTTGTTCAGGAAGACTCGGTTGGCCCCGTTCTCGAGGACTTGGACCTCATAGGCGGTCTTTTCACCCGGGGTCCGGAAGCCCATGGCCTGTTTGGGGGCACCGGCCATCTCTTCCATCTTAGCTTCGTAGATGGCGACTTGGGTATCCGCATTCAGCATGGTGGTGTCAGGACGCAGGAACTCTACGTTACCTTCATCGCCACAGTAGATGCGCTCGCCGGGGCCGTAGTCAAAGTCCTCAACGTAGCCCGTCACTTTCATGACAGGGTGGACAATCAGGTCAAAGGCATCTGACTTGGCGTTCTCGAGGTGGTCGATGCGGTATTGCATGCCAACCAGATTATCGAGAGGGCCCATAGCATAGAGATTGTCAGGACGGAGACGCCAACCACAATGGAAGATGTTCGGGCGTCCAGTCCATGTATTGCAGGGCTCGTTGCGAATAATGTAGCAGCGATCAACAACGGTAATGACGCGATTCTTTTGGAACTCTTGTGTGTCCACATCGTACAGGTCTCCGTAGAAGTGGAGCAGTTCGACGTACTCCGATTGGAAGTATTGCAGGAAGGAGCCGAAGCCGTCGATCTGATAGGCATCAGCCTTCTTGAAATCACCTTGGCTCAGGCCAGAGAACTGGTGCCTGTTGGCCATGACCTTCTCGAAGACCTCAGCGAGATACGCATTCTCGGGGTGATCTTGAATTTCAGCCTTTAGGGACCCGAGAGATTTAAGCTCGCGAATGATCTTAGGGGCCTCAGCAAACGATGTAGCCGTGGCATTGAAGACGATGTCGTTGGGGGAGATACGCACGAGACGCGGACCAACAAAGCCCGAATGCTTCTCACCCGTAATCGGGTCTTCAAACTCCTCGGCCACGAACTCCGTCATACAGAAGACGTTGCCATAGTCGATGTAGTCATTCACAAGCTGCTGCACGGTGCCGCGATAGCCGCCCATACGCATCTTGTTGGCCATATAGGCTTCGATTACTTCACGCTTGGTCTTGGCCTCCGAGGACTCATCGTCACCTTCCCACTTAATAGGCCGGTCATTGGGGAACAGAGCCGCCATGTAGTTGGCGTTCAGGTTGTCCCGGATTTGACAGAGCTTGGGGATGTGGACAGAGTTCTTCCACGGCAGAGCCTCGTTGGAGGTCCCCGAAGTATCGGTGGCAAAGATGTATTCGCGAATCTCGGCTTTCTGTTCCAGCCATTGATTTCGCATGGACTCCCATTCAACAAACTTATTGCTGATATGACGAGCCAGATGGTCGGGATTAAGAATGTCCCAGATGTCTAGACTGCGGGTACCAGTAGCCATTACATAACTCTTCCAGAAACGCCGCCGAAGCGACCGTAGATAATATTAGAGGTGGACCCAGATCGGCCACCTTGCATGCCAACGGGAGGTACTGCGATCTCGATAGCCGAGGCCAGAGCATCCATAACGTCGTCGTGGGGCGGGTGGGACAGGATCAACTCATCCTCGAGGACTTGACAGTTGCCGCCCTTATAGTGCCAGACGGTGTCGTTGTCGTATCGAGGTTCAAGAATCGCAGCAAGTCGCTCTTCTTTAGAGCCTTGGTGGCGGGTCGGCTTGTGGTCCACAACGCTGAGGTGCATACCATATGATCGAATGTGATCTTTGAGCTGGGAGACAATAGCTCTCTGAGCCGCTGTAATTTCTGCGGACAGTTTGCGGAAATCCCATTTGACGTGCAGGTCGAGGATGTGTTTGAAGTATTCACTGATTTTGTCAGTCTTAAACCTATCAATATCTAGGACGTAGATGAAGCCGTCCCGGTCAATTCCGATAACCACGATAGCTGTGTAGTCGGCTCGGGCACTCTCGCTATAGGCAAAGTCAACCGCAGCAAAGACGTTAAGTTTACGATCTCGATACCACCAGTGACCGTTTTGATTGACCATGTGTTTCTTGTCATAGTACTGGAACTTGCCTCGGTCAATCCGCATATCCCCGGGATCGTTGGGGTCATTGTAATACTGTGCCCGGAACTGTGTTCGGTCGAGATATTGTGCGCGCTTACGGGCCAGAATCTTTTGGTCGAAGCCGAACTTCTTGCCGTCGGAGCGAATTTGAATAGGCTACAAGAATTCACCCGTGCCGTCGCCAATATTCTCAACAGCGCGTTCAAAGACTTCATATACCGGCTCTTTGTCGACCACCTCGTTGTTCTCATCATACACATCTTCGTGCATGTCGATGAGTTCAGAATAGAGGTCTTTAGGGTGATAACGCGTACCGCAGGCCCACACAGAGGCGTCACCGCCTTGAATGGACGCCAGCAGCGAGTACTGGCTCTGAACCTTGTTGCGGCCCTCGTCGGTGTAGGCATTCTCGTAGACCACAACGTCGTCCATAACGGCTACGTCGCAGTGAAGACCGGTCAGGCTGGTAGTGAGACCGCCGGTGAACACAGTGGCATCACGAATGCCCTCTTCTTTGCGCTTGGGGTGGTCAATAGCGATTTCAGTGTTAGTCCACTTCTCCCGCTTGCCTTCTTCTTCATTAATCATCTCCGGCCAATACCTGCGATAAATGCCGCTGGTCAGAATATCTTTGATGAACTTAAGCTGCTTCTCGGCAAGGTGGCTGGTGGCGGAGACATAAAGAATCCTGATATCAGGACGCCTCGTGATCTCCCACGCCACTCGAAAAGCGATCATACGGGATTTGCCGTGGTCTCGAGGCAGCAGAAGGAGTTGGTGCGTCTTAGCCTCTTGGCGTGTCCACCAGCTGCACAACTCCACATGGACCGCCCCCAAGACCTGCTTAGGGGCGATCAGGCGGATGAACGTCTCAAGGTCCGCTAGAGCGGCTTCTTTGATCTGTTCCTTTTTAGTTTCTTTGGATTGAGTACTCATAGAGCCTTTTGATTTGATCTAAGGTCATATTACCCTTCCAGCTATTAGCTTTATAAGAAAGCCACTGAATGTTACCGGGAACGTAGCCTTTTGTGTTGTCCACACGATCTAAGCTAGGGCTGTATGCCTCTGGCTTTCCGTTGGTGCCTCGTCTCAATTCAAGCCCTGAAATCGGGCAATGGGTGGGCATCGGAGGCACATCTTCAACGGTAATGTCGAAAACAACCCCGGACTTTTTGCATCTCCGCTGAGCTGCTTTAAAAGCTCTCAATTCGTCTGAAAGACTCTCCCACCAGTGTTGAGTAGGGCTAATCCTTCGGGTTCTTTTTTGCGCCACTGGCAGTCCTCCGGTAGCTTCTGTTCTGTCGTTTGGTCTCCATACGGAGATTCTTGGTACCCTTCTTAGGGGTGTTCATCGGGTTCCCGTCAGCGTGTCCGACATCTTTCCCATCCCCCTTGCGGGCCTTACCAGCCCGAATCATGGCAGCCCGAGCCCTGTTGCGGGCCATTCGGCGCTTGACTTGTTCGGGCTTAGAGTTGTATTTAGCTTGGGCCCTTTGGCGGGCAGCAGTGGCCATTAGGCTTTACCTCCTGCAATTACTTTCAATCCGATTCGGGCCAAGTCCTCATCTTCCACGGTAAGCGCCTCAGCAGCCTTCTTAAGTTGACCCTCGAGTTCCTGCCTAGACGGTCGGCCTCTAGCACTCTTGTCATACTCTGCAGTCGCAATGAACTTAGCAGCAGCAAGAGCTTGAGCACCATTCTCTCCGTTCATAATCTCGATAGCTTTAGCGATAGCTTCCGATTTCAATTGAAGATTGAGTTCAGCAATCCAGACTTCGTAGGCTTCGCGGAACCAAGCGCACTTCATAAGACGTAGCCAGTGGTTCCAATCGCCTAGATACGTCAAAGCCCATTTACGACCCGTCGGGTCTTTAAGATTGACAAAGGTGGTCCGACAATTGATTAGACCGGGTCGTTCATCGTAGAGATCGAACACCGCTTCACAAATGAGGCGGTGCTTAGGACGATCAAAAGTCTTTTGGTAGAACAGGGCCTCTGTGAGCCAGACACCTGATTCACCCTTGTAAGGGGGTTTAGCAAATTTCTTCATTAGTTTGTCCCGAAGAAGAGCATGGTCGGGGCGGCGCTATACGTCGTTGTCAGCGTCTCGCCAGGACCAACCATGAACGTCCCCGATGTCAGCCCGGTCGTGACGCCGTTCTTCGCAATCACGGTCACGGTGCCGCCTGAAACCACGACCTCCACCGCAAAGCCGTTTGTGTTGGTGAAGGCAACGCCAGACGACGGGAGAACGTAAATCCCGCCCGCTTGCTGCACAGCGTAGTCGGGGTTTCCGTTGGCCGTCACTTGACGCTTCGTAGAGCCCGCAGTGTTGCCCGCAAACCAGTTGAAGAAGCCGCCGGTGCCGCTCATGCGACAACCCGTAACTACATACTCATCACAGTTCGCCGCGACCGTGACGCCCCAATCCGCCCTGAACGGCGTACCGAACGAGGTCAGGTCGTCGTTTCCGGTACAGCCGATGGCAGAAAAGCCCTTTGCTCCGGCAAGGAAATACAGCGCGGCGGGCGCGTTTTGAAGGCGGTTGATCGCGCCGACGTACAGGCTGAAACTGTTGCGCTTTGCCGAGGTCACATTGTAGGACAACGCCTCCGCGCCCGACAGCGGGACTTTGCCTTGAAGGTTCCATTCCTCCATCGTTCCCGCCGTGCCAACCATCTGAAGGGCGGCGGTTTCCCATGAGACGAACCAGCAGACGTTATCGCTGGCAATGCTGTTGATAACCCCGCCACCCGTCGAATCCGCGTAGATGCAATGGCGACGGGTGTAATCCATCGTCACGTTGCTCAGGCAGAAATGCTGGTACACTTTCGCGCTGGTCGAAGCCCCCAGCGAGATGCCCTGGTCAAACCGCTCAATCAGGCAGTTGCTTAGTTGGCAGGTGTCCCAGGACCCTACGGTCGCCTTGATATAAATCCGACCCGCCACCGTTGACATATTGCCCGAGAGGTACGCCGTGCCGGACGATGTTGCGTTGGCGCTCATCGTGATCTGCGTCGAGCTATCGACTGACAGAACCGTAGTCGAGGACGGAACGCGGGCCGTGCCGATGATCCCCTGCCCGGCAAAGAACCCTGTCGTTGAGGTCATCGTCACAACGGCGGAACCGTTGGTGAAGGTGGCGTTCTGGATAGGCGGGGTCAGAACCCCGCTGACGAACACATAGTGCCCGACCGCCTCGAAACCTGCGCCATGGCGAAGGTCGATCAGGGGGGCGTCCATATTGTAGCAGCCGCCGGACCAGTTGTTCGCAATGATCGACGCAGCGGTGGCGTTGGACGCCGTGCCGAGGATCAGCGCCCGCGCAATATTGTAGAAGTGCCAGTTGCTGAAATCGAGCGCGTTGGCGTTCGCGACCTGAACGAGACAAGCCGACGCACCCGGTGCAGACAGGTACTCATGGCGCACATTGGTCAGGCCGCCACCGACGATGGTGTTTGCCGCTGACGTTCCTTCAAAGCGGAAGGTTGCGCCGTTGTAAGAGTGCAGCAGGACGGTTCCGCCCATCTGCCCCTCGCCATGAAAATGCACATCGGACACCGTGACCGGGTCCAGTTGCCCGATAGGATAGCGGCCCTGCGGAATGAGGATTGTGGTTCCGACGATGTTCGCCCGGTCCACACCGCCCTTGGCATTGGCATAGGCAATCGCGAGGTTAAACGCCGCTGTGTCGGATGTCGAACCGTCCCCGACCGCGCCAAAGTCCTTGACCGAGATGATGTCGCGCATCTTGGCTTGCGCGGTGCGGTCAACGTCTCCGGTGACGCCAGCCTCAAAGCCTACAAGCGACGCGCCAGACGCAGCGAGGGCGAGGGCAGCAGTGCCGACAACCGCGAGCGCCGTTCTGGCGTCAGCAGCAGTTGACGAGCCGGTCCCGCCATCGGTGATTGGAACGTCAGTCCCGCCCGCCCGATAGACGAGGTTGCCCTCAATCGTCATGTTGCCTGCGCTGGGCCGGGCAAGGGTCGTGTCGGAAGCGTGCCCGAGTTCGATCGATCCGAATCCTACGGCGGCACTGGTTGAGGGGATCAGTCCGGCAGCAGGCAGACCGGTTGCATTGGTCAGCGTCAGCGCCGATGGAGTCCCTAGGGCGGGAGTAACCAACGTGGGGGACGTACCGAACACTAAAAGCCCCGTGCCGGTCTCGTCAGTCACAGCAGCAGCCAGGTTCGCACTGGTCGGTGTCACAAGAAAGGTATTGATACCGGTTCCGGGAGAGATCGCCAGCACATCGGCCAGTCGTGCCGCGTCGGAGCCTGCAGTCGGTTCGGCAAGATTGATAATTTTATTGCTGTTCATGTCCAGCACCGCCTCCATTTGATTAGGGCTGGTACCGTCACGGCTCAGAGTCTTTTCAACGGCTGCTTCTATGGCGTCCAAGTTGACGTTCAAAGCATTCGATGAACGATAACCGGATTGAAGCGGGCTGACAGTTAGCTTGGCGATTGATTTAATCCTTTGTGGGGTCGACTTGCTGACGCAAGGAAGAGGACAAAAAGAAAGGGGTCCGGGCTACAAGCTCAGGTACCCCTAGAGCGATGTTGTGGCAAGAAGTAAACAAGTAAGAGGTATGACAAAGAATAAAGATTAGATAAACAATAATCTCTGTGTCTTTGTTGGTGACACTTACATGAGCACTCTTGCGCTATGCTCTAATTATAACATATTTTAAAGACAAAGTCAATAGTGAGAATGACAAATAATTACCTAATCTCCATATCGAGACAATATAAGAGATGGTATCCCCCGATGAGTCACACTGGAAGACAACCCGAGAGCCTAGGTAACATCAGATGGAGCATATCATGTCTTGCATCCCGAGATATGGTATGGGGCCCCGAATAGTGGAACATTTCTGTGGGAAATTATGAGGGTCTCTTATGCAAGAATGAGGCCACCCCGGGCCCCCTGCTACCCCCTTCAAGTATTCACGAGGCCACCCTAAGTAACCCCCAAGGTTTCATCCGAGGTCATTGAGTATAGAGGGCGGGAGTTACATACGAATACACAAGAGAGGGTGCACCGTGATAGACGTTAGCGGAGAACAACAAGGGCAATCAGTGAGATACACTGAAGGGAGGGAGGCGAGGCAACACATGATTGTAACCTATACCTATTCCTCATTCATGCCACCTATCGGGGAATCAGTGTCAAGTGACCTTTACTTATCACGGCTTTGTGAT